CAACAGTAGAGAAAAATGATACTGTAAGACGTTTTATATGCGTCGAACCGACCTGCAATATGTTTCTGCAGCAAGGTTTAATGCATATGATGTACAAACGTATGAAGTATTATTCACTCGATGTCGAGTGTCTCCCCGATGAGCATAAATCAAGAGCTCGTATCAGTTCTATCACTAGCCGTGAGGCTACGATAGACTGGTCGAGCGCTTCAGATTGCGTATCGATTGAGTTATTAAGGTGGTTGTTACCTCCTAAATGGTTCGATGTAGTAGAGTTAGTTCGATCTCCTACCACTTTAATCAGTGGAACAGAGGTTGAACTTAACATGATTTCTACTATGGGTAATGCGGTCACATTTCCGCTTGAGACACTAGTCTTCTGGACTTTCGCACATGCATGCGATCTAACCGCAAAAAATAAGGGCAACACACTCTTTCCGGAATGGAATGAGTTAAAGCGTTGCTCCGTTTTTGGCGATGATTGCATTGTGCCATCTGAAATTGCACCAATTTTTATTGAGGCGATGACGGATGTTGGTTTCATAATAAATAATGAAAAATCTTATTATTCTACCATTAAGTTCAGAGAGTCTTGTGGGGGTGATTACCTCGCAGGATACAGCACGCGCCCTTATTTTATCAAGGCGCCCACAAGTGAGAGGATGAGTAGTCTAGAACCCTGGTTATACATCGTTCTCAATTCGCTTATACAGAAGTACATACTGTACTTCGGCGAGTTGACATACCTGTATGACAAAGCTCTATTCCGCTTAATCTTCTCACTTATGAGAAAGTACAACATTAGATGTAAAGTTGTACCTCCTCATTATCCTGACGACTCTGGCCTTAAAATATCTTTTGATATTTCTCGGTTTTGTCGCCATTACGCGATCCCTGATCTATCTCCAATATACCGGAGTAGTCAAGGAACCTACACATTTCAATATTGCCGATTCCAATATAAGGAAAAAGCAAGAAATGACGCGGGGCTTCGATATGCCGATATTATTCGTAAGAATAATAAACGCACGTCTGAGCCGAACTCTTGGTTCCCCGATTCATCGGGAGCTTCTGAGTTCTCTCTGTTTAGAAAACGGAGACGGATAGGTGGTTATGTTGTAGCGAGAGGACTTACATGCCATTGGCATGTCCCAGACATGGGCCCACTTAGTGGGTAGTTCTCGCAAGAAAACACAAAGCGAATATTAATCTATTCACCCTGGTTACCTGAGCTTGCATGTGCAAGCTTAGTGTAAAAAA